ATCATCAAGTGACGGACTGGAATCAAAGACCCACTTAATATGTTTTAACTTATCAAATGCACCATCGTAAAAGTGTGAGTCAGTCGAAAGGTTCTGCTCCACATTCACTTGGTTATGTCCAGAAGCGTGCGCTGCAGCTCTTAACATTACAGTTGTGGTATCAGTATCTGCTGAAAAGAACAGCGTAGGTACCTTTGCCTTGACTGCATAGATAAGAGCAAACATAGATTTACCAGCGTTAGGTGCAGCAGCTACCATACAGACTTGTCCCCTACGGAACTTAATCTGCTTAGATGCTAAACCTTTCCATACATCAGGAAGAGGCGTTGCTTTCGTGAGGATTGTGCCCCACGCACGTTGTAGATCAAGCAACGTCTTCCTCCCTCAGTATGATATTTAATTCTTTGCGTAACGGTCTACGTTCTTTCTCTGTAAGACCGCCCCAGATTCCGTGCTTTTCTTTTCTTATTCCCCACTCTGCACATTCAGCTTTGTGTGGACAGGTACGGCAAATAGATTTTGCCATCACCATCTCTACAGTATTCATTGACCCGTCGGCTTTTTCCGGAAACCAAAAGTCACCTCCTACTTCAGCGCAGCTTGGGTTCTCATAGAACCGTGGCTCGCGCATACATTAACGGACCCAGATAGTCTCGCACTTATCCGCTGCACCCTTAGGTGCTGCACACATATAACCCTGCCAAGGACCACGAGCAGATGTACCAGTCTTGAATGCCATTACTCCGTGACGGCAGTTCTTAGTACCAGGAGCATCGAACTGTGATGGAGCAGAAGGTGCAACTGGTGTTGCAGCAAACTGTGCCTGAATGTTCTGGACTGCAGCAGCAGTAGCGCCACCTGATAGGTCAGCAGATGTTGACTTAATCAACTGTGCAACCATTGCAAGGTCGACTAGACCTGTCTCAAGATCCTTTACATCTGAAGCGTAAAGATTGATAAGAGTTCCGTCAGATAACTTGTAGTTAATCTGAAACTTTGTGTTCTCGTTTGCAGCCATTTATTTTCCTCCGATAGATTTGATATTTAGTCTTGTAGATTCATTACCAACAACCTTGGGTACGAATCCTAGAAGTTTCTCAACTTCCTTACTGTCAACTGTCTCACGACCTTTGACTGTTGTCCAACTGATTTCTACACCACTTCTTGTAGTACCAGTTGCACCTTCTAAAGATGCCTTCAAAGTCTCGCGTTCTTTTTCCAGCTCTTTGATCTTGCTATCTAACTGTAAGTAGTGCAGTGCGTGCTTGTCAACTTCTTCGTCCTCAATCACGACTTCACTAAGGACGATACGTTCTTTCTTCAAACCACCGCAACCCATTTCTTCTGTTGCATCGTAGTACTGGCAGTAGTCCTTACAGAAACTAGCATCCTTCTCTGGCTCTGGCAACGTGGTAGATGCTTTGACATTAGACAACCAAGACAAAGCAGTAAGTGCCATCGTCTCATCGTAAGGTTCTGTATGTACCTTGATGTCTTTTTCTGCACCATCACGTGCTATTGCTACAAGGTTAACTGTCTTAACTTCGTAGCCATTCTTAGATAACAAGTAACCGTAGAGCTGTACCTGCCAGCGCTGTTGGTTTGATGGGAAGTAACCAAGGTTCTTAATCTTGCTTGTCTTCCAGTCAATGACAGCACCGGTACTAGGTACGAATAAGTCCACGTGTGCTTTCATACCATCGTAGGCAACCTCAGTTTCAACCAAGTATTCTTTACCTTCAGGATCAAGTGCACCGATAGCCTCTTCAATAGCTGCGTGAATAGCAGTGCCCATAATTGCAGCCAACTTAGATTGGTTATCGTTAGTATGTGGCTGTGCGTTCAGTCTGTACCAGACCTTGCGCTTGCATCCACCAATCTCTGATGGTCCTACCTCTGTCTGTAAACTGCGGTCACGACTTGCATCTTGTGCGTGCAGTACGTGCAGTAGTAATTCCTTTGGATCTTCAATAGCCATTACTTAATCACCAGCCAAAGAAAAGTAATAATCATTCCAATAATGATTGCTGTGCCTATCTCCATTTGCGGTCATCCCTCCACTGTAAGAAAGCATCGAAGCCGTAAGCTCCAACGAATCCAACGATAAAACTAATACCAGCAATAATCAAGTCTTTCATTTGTTTTCCTCCTCCGTAGTTTTCTTGACGCCGAATACCCATTCTAGTAAAGCTGGGTTGTCTTGTAAAGTATCTACGATGTGGTATCCCACCAGGTCGCAGACTTCTTCCACATCAAAGCGCTTGCGATTAGCAAGCAGTGACTCGTGGATAACAGCGTGAGTTACCTCGTGCATCAACACGTGAATCATCTTGTCTTCGGGTAGGTTGTGACGCATAGTGATCCGATTGTTTTCACTAATAGTCATACCGTAACTATCCTCGTCGTGGTGCTTGTAGTCAATCTTGTATCGTTGACCGAAGATCTTAACGGAATATATACGAGGCATTAGTCATCCCAATCTATGTTGTTGATACTAAGCCAGTCAAGATACGTGATTGTCATACTGGTCAGTCTATCACGGCGTGTCGTAAGACACATACTAGAAACTGTCTGGCTATAATTGCGAGCGTGAGCGAGCAGAAACAGACAGGGCGCCCTACAAGGGCGCAGTCAGGTAACCGACAGGTTACCCTGTCCCTCCGTCTACCAACCCTGCCAAGAATGCGGCACAGGAATCCTCTACGATACCTGCCAGAGGTCACAGGAAGCGATTTGCGGGACTTAGGTCCCATCCACGTCTGTCCGTGTGGCTCTCAGGTCTTCAGCGTTATGGCGTCCTTTGATGACTACGAGCTGGTCTGGTATTTCCTAGACGGAACCTGCGTCAGCTGCGGTAACTTGGTCAAAGTTCCCTGCCCTCCGGATCGTGATGAAGCACAGTCTTTCGGAGATTAACGAAGAGTCTAGGACGGGTATATGCTCAGTCTGTGGCCCAACTAGAATCAAACTTAGAAACAAAAATGCAGAATCCCTTGGCGGTAGATACAAGTGCAAGGCCGTTTACATCAAGGCCTATAACAAACTCCTCTACCCATACGCAGCCCACAAGAAGGACTACTGCGAGCACTGCGGATTCAAGCCAGTCCACATTAGTCAACTCGACGTTGACCACATCGACGGTGATAGATGGAACAATGATCCGTCTAACTTACAGACGCTCTGCGCTAACTGTCACCGTCTCAAGACCCACTTGAATAATGATTCTCACTCTGGTATTTTTTAGGTACTACGGCAAGGAAACATAAGTACTTGCTTGAGTGCTGGACAGAACCTCTACAGACTTTGCGGCCTGTAGGGGTTTCGTTCTTTTAGGGAACAAAAAAGAGGCCCCCGATTCCCGTAGGAACCGAGGGCCTATAGCCTCGCAGTCAAACTTTACTTCTTAGTAGTCATTGTCAAATCGTGCTTTGGGTTAGCCCAAGCGATAACTACTGGGACAATAGCTAGCCATAGTGCGTTAGCTGCGTGCTTCCAATCTGCGGATGTAAATTCAAGTGGTGACTTACCGATGATGACTACTGCAGTGAGTGCATTAGACACGAACCACTTAGACCACATCTCTAGTACTTTGTTATTGAACTTCATTGTATCTCCTTAGTCTTTGAACTTCGGTGACCCGAAGCCAACAATGAAAGGCTTTAACTTCTTAGTGTTACTAGCCTTGTATGCGCGTACCTTCTGTGCTACTTCTCCACCGTTGCGCTCCGATGTAGACTTCTTCTTATCACCTGAAGTGTTACCTTCAATAGTGGTGACTGTGCCATCTCCGTTGTCCTTGACAACAATCGCTACGTGGTCAACAGGTGTACCGCCTTCTTGGAAATCAAAGAATGCTAGGTCACCTGGCTTAGGCTTTGCTGTCTCAGCATTAGACCAAGAGCCAGTACCCTTAAACTTCTCAGCACCCTGTGCAGTACTTACGACATTTGGGATCTTAAGATTAACCTGATTAGCACACCACATAACAAAACTGCCACACCAAGGTAGAAAGTTCGCCTTAGTAAACGCGCCATACTTTGTCTCATTGTCTTTTGGTCCTTCAACTGTGCCAATCTCAGCACGTGCTGTCATTAAGAATTGATTACGCTGGCTCATTCTTTCTCCAACTTGGCTTTGATTACAGCCTGGTTAATCTTTAACTCTGTCACATCTTCACTGATGCAGTTAATCTGGTCCTTCATAGAACCGCCACCATTCTCATAGAGCTGGTACTCGATACGGTCTAAGCGTTTTGTCAATCGAGCAAAGAACTTGAAAGCCAAAGTAAAGATAACTATGGTTTCACAGAATGCCCAGATGCCTGAGAATAGAAGACTGCCATTGTTAATAAGGGTAGCTGACACGTTAAGCCGTTCTGATAGTGACCAATAGCAAGCCTCCGTAGCCAGAGTAGCGCTTGTCTGTTGGTGTGCGGTTGATAAAGTCCATCTCTTCAATGAGGCCTAGGTAAGACTCACCAGTACGGAAATCCTCCACACGGATAAGGTCACCAAGGTTCTCAATACTCTGCATATTCAACAGGCGGTCATAGGCGTAGCCTTCATAACCTGTTGGGTTATTGAACTTATCCATCTCGTGATCGTAGAGTTCTACTGGGTATTGGATAAGGCGTTGACGTGGGATAGAAGGCAGTACTCGTACCTGATATCCAGTAAACAAAGGACCCTTTGTGTTATCAGTTGTTGACCGGTCCATCACAAACTTAAAGCCTAGGTACTGCTGTGGTGTAGCAGGGTATGGAATACCAATCTGGGTAATGTCTGCGCCTTGGTCAAAGGAACCGATGGAATACTCATTGTTGTACTGGTCAATAGAGTAGATAGCCAGTGCACCGTTGACTGATTCATAGCGTGGCTGTAAGAACTTAAAGATTTTATTCTCAAGTGTGTTATATCGGATGTAGCCCACACGAAGTGTTGCCTGCTCGATAAGGCGAGTAGCTGACTCAATATAAACCTTGCCATTAGTTGTACCATTGTTGCTGGTTACAAATGCTAGGCGGTTGGTATTGCCTACAAAAGCACAAGCTGTTGTGTAAAAACCCGTCAAAGCAGGATCATACAAGTCCCACGCATAAGCAAAGACCAAGGTAGTTCCCACCTGTTGTCCTAGGTCTACGCGGCTTACGCCAGGAGAACCGTCTACGTTAGTAGTACACCAGAGGTACTTATCAAATCCTGCTACATCATAGACTGGTTGCTCTGATTCAAAGATAAGTGGGCCATAGTTGATAGACCCATCTGTATCTGATACCGCTGCCACACGCAACCCTTGGTTAGAGCCGATAGCCATATAGCCAAGGTAGTAATAAATCTTAAATACAATTTCACCTACTGGCAGTTCAGCTGCAGTGATAGCAGATGTCAGTGTAGGCATAGCACCAGAGGTACTTAAAGTAAACTTCTGAATGGTTGACTGGATTCCGTTGTAGCCTGATAGGTAGATAGCAGCACCGCTAGATGTGATACTGGTATAGGTAAATGCTGTATTAGGATGGCTATAGACTGCAGTAGGCAAGACAGTTGCACTTGCTGCAAACTCATAGATTGAGTTATTGACTGCCATTACCAAACGCTCTTTGGTAAACTCAATGACAGCATTTGTTACCACAATAGATGCGTGTGTAAACATCTCTGATGCTGCAGCACTTGAATCAAGTGGGCGCTTGTTGACCTGTAGTTTATTGGTACCAGTCTTGTTGGTTACCCAGTATGCGTAAGTTCCATCATCGCATACAGAGTAGATTGGGTAGTCAGTACCAGGTGTGTAACTAACAAATGAAACAACAGTTCCATCTGCCTCCACCTTGTCAATCTTGTATCCATCCCAGACTAGGACTGCATCCTTACCGCTATAGCGGATAGATCTAGTAGCTTGATATGGACGCTTGTTACTCTGCAACCCATTAGTTACTGATGAATATGAATCTGTGTCCTTGAGCAGTGTAATCTGGCCCTTAGTCCAGACGTCACAGCCCTTGCCGTAGGTAAACTGAAAGCGTAGCGATTCATCTTGCTGAGGCTCAAAGAACTTGATGCCTTGTCCAAGGTGGAAGCTTGACTGTGAACGTAGCCACCAACCAGTGAGCGTCTGCTCACCCGGTTCACGGGACATATCCACTTGATTCTTACGGTACTGGGCAGTGACTCTGCGATAAGCATTCTCATCAGAGGTAGTTAAGAAGAACGGTAGACCACCAAAGGCTACGTCAAAAGCAATACCAGTTGCCGCATAGGACTGTGATCCTGATGGGTTTGATAACGCAACGGGGATAGCTTCGGTTATATCAGAACCGTAGGGCATTACTTCTCCTTAAATTGTTTCCTGAATTTCTTATCACATTCAAGGCACATTCCCTTGATGACAGCGTAGTTAGTACAGTTGACGATGGCGCACTTGTACAAAGTTTGTACTACTTAGAAAGCGCTGCAATCTCTTCTGGTGTTAAGCCAAGCGCTGCAAGCTTTGACTGTGCTGATGCCTTTGCTGCCTCTTCAGCAGCCTTTGCTGCCTCTTCTTCAGCACGACGGGCTTCTGCCGCCTGAGCATCTGCTTCCATCTGTGCAATTTCAGCATCAGTCAATTCAATGATTGACTCAACGCCTGTCTCGCAGTTGATTTCGATTCGTGTTGGACGTGTCATTGTGGTTCTCCCTAGTAGTTTATCGAATAGTGCCATTATGATTTAGAAATTCCGTAAAGATATGCTGTTGAGTATTGAACTAGATTTCCAGAAGTTGGGGTTAATGTGATTGATGTGATTGCTGCTGTGTTAGACCACAGTCCAGCAGTCAGCATCGCATAAGCAGTTGTTGCGTTGTTCTCGCTAACCCCATCAAGGCTTGCTGACTTGTATGTCGAGCCAGCATAGTTAGGGATATACATTTCGCCATTGGCAAAGGTGTTGGCTGTGTAAGTGCTATCGTTGCAAAGTACGCAGATAATGCCAGTAGTCAAATAAGAATCGCTTGCCGCTGAACTGCCCGTGCCATATAAACGCTTATTAGAATAACCCGAAGTTGATCCATTAAAGGTTGCAACCATTGCGACTGTTGCCGCATCTGCTCTGGCAGATACTTTGAGGCAGAGGTCGGTAAACGTGGACGGGATTGATGAAAACGTAATAGCTGACGAGCCACCAGCACCAACGGTTGAAGAAGCAATAAGTGTGTATGTATTTGCCATAGTTTATGAAACCAACCTTTCAGGTGCGTACTGCTTGAGTATCTCGATTGCGTATGTCACTTTGTCCTCTACTCTCTGTCCTGCAGGCTGCGCCTTGCTCCATAGTTCTAAGTTTTCAATGCGGTTATCGGAACGATTGCCGTTCTTGTGGTGTACTGATTCGTGCGATGCAAGGTAACGCCCGATGTGCTCTGACATTACTAGGCGGTGCTCGTACACTTTGCCACCCTTGTTTGCTAATGGGTGGTTAGGTATGTGCAATGTGATGTAACCAGTCTCATCTGCCATATATCCATTAGATAATATAGCTTCTGGGTGATCATACAAAGCAACCCTGCGGTAGTGCATCTGGCACATACCTTTGGCTACGTGTGGCTTCTTGCAGGTGTCTATTGTGCAATGCTCGTGCTTACTGAAGTTGCCACGCGGTAATACCTTTGCGATATCACCGTGTACACGCAAACGCTTTGCGTGCATAGAACATAAGCCACGTTCTTTGCGCGGCTTTGCACACTCAAGAACTCCGCAAGGGTAATGGTTTTTATATGGCATAGCCTTTAAGCACAACTGATTCCGTAGAGGGTAAAGGTAGAGCCAGCGATAAATGTAGAACTGCCAATGCTTATTTTAATTGTATTTATTGCCGCAGTTGACCTCCATAAACCTACATAAGCATCTGTTTCAATACTTGCTGCATTATCTTTTCCAATTACTGTTTTATATGTAGAAGTATTAGAATAATTCATCACATTCATTATTAAATTGTTTTCTAAACTTGTGGTGGTAATGGTTGCTCCGCTTGAAGTATAAATTTGTGTTGCGGAAGTATCCCTACCACTTGTTGCTGCACTGCCATTTCCTCTTAATCTTGTTGCAGAGTAATTTGAACCAGTATCAGAATTAAATTGCACTAAATAATAACTAGAGCCTGTAGTTATTGCGGTATTACATATCAAAACTAAATCGGTATAAGTTGAAGGAATACTGCTAAAAGTATATGAAGTTGCTGCACTTCCTAAAGTAGTAGTCGCAATCGGGGTATAAGTTGAACCTGCTGCCAATTAAATCACCGCCTTCTTCTTAGCCCATACTGCTCGCGCTCTCACGCGGTTGCACTCAGCGCATTCACGCTTTCCGTTTTGACGAACCATTATGTTCCCTTCAAATGAATGCCCCTGGTTACAGTGGCTACGATTATCAATGTTGTGACGGCCAGCCATAACATTCTCTTGCTGTGTTACTAGGCGCAGATGATCTACATTTACACAAGCTCTATGAACGCAGGTGACCCCGCCTTCACATTCCTTTGGGTCGTGGCAGGTGTGATCTAGTACTAGCCCTGCTGGTATTGGACCGTGTACTTTAATCCAAGCAGCGCGGTGCGCTCTTGTTACTTTGCCCTGAAAGAATGTTTGGCCGTATCCTGTCTCCTTAAGAGACTGTTTCCAAATTATGCACTCTGTCATTTATTTAATTCCGTATAGCGCAAATGATGAACCTGCTGACCAAAACCAAGTTCCGTTGTTATCATTAATGGTGATTGAGTTGATTGCCGATGTGCTAGTCCACAATGCACTTGAGAATCTAATTTGTCCTGAACCGTTCAAATCTGCACCTGATAACGAGCGAACAGTTTTATACTTATTGGTGTTTTGATAATCTAAAATGTCAATAACACTTGGTGAAAATGTATTTGCTGCTGCACTACTTCCTGGAACCAAACCACCAAAAGGTGGATTGCTCGCATCTCCAGCAGCACTTGCGGCAGTTCCGTTTCCAATAATGTAATGTGATTGATAACTGGCTGTATCACCATTAAACCCTACAAAGAAAGTGTCAAGCGTTGCGCTTGTTCTTTCCATTCTTGCGTTCACGCGCAACTGAAGGTGCTTGTAAGTGGATGGGATTGAATTAAATACTACGCTGTAAGTTGATGACCCGCTTACTGTTTGTGTAGCAATAGAGTCATAAGAGCCAGTAACTAAATGCCCCGTTATCTGTGAAGCATAAATGCCAGGAAGAATACTCACGCAATATCTCCAAACACTAGCCAGTTGTTAGCAGATGTCTGGACACACGAAGCAGCCGAGTACTGAACACGAGTCTTAGGAGCAGATGCTGTAGCACCAACGGATGTGATGGTTACACCAGAACCCTGTGTAATAGTTGTCTGGCCTGCCCCAGTCTGAGCAAAGTTGAGAATGGTTCCTACTGGGAATGCCACGCTGGAGTTAGGTGGAATTGTGAATGTATTAGCAGATGCGTTGGAAAGGGTAACAAGTGCGTTGTTACCATCTGCAAGGACTGCCGTATATGAGGCAGTCTGTGCGTTGATCGTAAGCGTTGGTGTAGCTGATGTGTTTGTCAGTAAGGAGACAGCCATTAGTTGATTACTCCTGTCGCTGTGAAAGCAATGTTGCCGTTAGTTGAATAAACCTTGAGCGTTTCGCTAGAACCAAGAGTCCAACCTGGAGTCTCTTGCAAGGTTGAGTTAGCAGGTATTGTGAAGTCGTAGTAGACATAGTTAGCAGCCGCAGTAGTACCACCTGATGGTGTGAGTGCTACGCGGATTGAATCGTTAGAGCCTGTTGTATTACAGGCTTGAAAAGATGAAACGATAGTTCCGTTGCTACCACCTGTTACCAGAGTAGTCAGAGTTGTGGCAGCAGGTTTAGTCTGCGTACCAAGGATTCCGTAGGTTGCCATTAAGCGATATCTCCGATCAA